CTTAATAAGCTGCCTCAGCTTCTCCTCACAATCATCTGCAGATTTATATGAGCTTGTTCCTATCATCTCATTTATAATATTGAAGTTATTAAAGATAGAATAGATTCCTCGTCTGTATGCTCTCCACGTTGGGTAGTCGTCAGAGCTAGTGAATATCTTGACAATGTAATAAGTTCTCTTCATGTAATCCTCCTTTAGGAGATATAGTTTGGTCAATCCTCATTATAAGGATTCAATAAACCACATTTGCTAGTATTTATAAATAGGGACATTTTGATTAAGGTCAGAGTCCCAAGAAACTGACCGTTCGGTGGCTAGCCAGAGATCTTCGCCCGCAGAGCTGCGAAGGCCGCTTCCTGCTCTTCAGGGGTCATCTTTGCCAGCTTCGCAGCCATAGCCGCGATAGGATCGACGACTCTATCGAGCGTCACGCCAGGCTTGTAGTTCTCGAACTTCGCCTGGATCGCATCCTGGTCGAGACCTGCCTCAAGGTAGCGCCGAATGGCACTCTGGACGCCGATCTTGACGTTGGCGAGATAGTTGCTGAAGACCACCTCGGCGCCAAAACGAGCGATAGCGTCCTCAGCGTTCTCTCCCAGGTCCACCAGAATCTTTGCTTCCTTACTGATCTTCGGTGCTTTTGCGCTTACTTCAACCATACTCTTTCTCCTCTCTTCATGAAGATGGGTTATGACCGGGAACGCCCCGATCTCCTAAATGGTAATGGCAACATATCATGGATATTGATAGTTGTCAACACCTGAAAACATTTTGTCTACGTCCTTTTCAATCGCACTAGTTCTTCCTTCTTAGGCAGCTTTCCTATCTTACGCAGCGAACCATCTGGCATTCTTCGATAGGCTGTGTCGCTAGTTACCACAACATCTGGGTTGTCTGTCTCCCGAAGGGAGAAGCAGACCTTATCTCGTGGTGCAAGCTTACCATCTGGTAGCTCGACATAGAGACGCTTGTTGTACTCCTTACTCGTAGTTGGCATAGCCTAGACCTCCTCAATTGTTATCTTTACTGCCTTGGGAGCTATGCTCCCTAGAGCCTTACGGCTAATATAGATTGCTGAGACAGCCGCGTCTTGATCTTTGCAATCATATCGGATACTGTGCTTCTTATCTGACCTGATAGGGAAGGTAACGATAATCTTCTCCATGTTCTATCTCCTTTCTCTGGATCGAAGGGAAGGAAGACCTCCACATCGTCCAAGTGATGATGTTGACAATCTTGGCAGTCGCATATAGTGCGCTTCTGCTCTCTACTCCATGCATATAGTTTGATTCGATAAGTCACCATCGCACCTCCGGTTCGTCTCCTTTGGTAATAATTTTACCAAAGGGCATTTGTTTCCCTACAAGGGAAGTCTGAGACAGGAGCCACTTATATCGGCTCTCAAGCTCTTCTCTGCTGAGCTTCTGGATGAAGTTGCTACAAGCGTCGCAGGAGCTGCAGACGCACGCTACCTCAGCGGGGCTAGAGCTGTTGATGACCTGGACTCTTCTATCCTCTCGAAGAACTGCAGTATCCTCGTGCTTTGTTAGCTCTATTGTTGTACTAAAGTGGGAGCCGCAGTGTAGGCAGGTATAGTTCTTCTTCACGCTTGTGTACTGGATAACAGCAGGAGCTGATTTGTGCTTCTTTCTTGGTGCACCTTTCTTCTCTGCCTCTCCTGTTGTAACCTCCCTTATCAGGAGCGCTAGCTTCGCTCGACTGAAGACTCCGCTTGATAAGATTGTTTCTATCTCTCCTCTTACATCCATGATTTGCACCTCCGTTTTGTCTAGACTCCTTCAACCACGATCTTATTCACCCAATAGTCATCATCCTTATAGTCTGCCCTCTTCGCTTCGCTGTGGCAGTGAAGGAACTGCATCTCGAGGATCGCAGGCTCCGTGTTGTCTCGCCTATCGCACTCGGGCGCACTTGGGCAGGCTTTACAGATGTCAACTTTGCTACTCGCCTCCAGGTTCTCCTTGTACTCTTCATCATACATAGCGATAGCTCCTAACGAACGCTGAGAAGCCAGATCAGCCCTACTATAAGCGTTATATATAGTAGGACTCTGGCAACTGTGCTATTCATCCCTTTCCTTCTGGGCATAGTCTACTGGCTTTCCATCTTCCATAATCCAGATAACCTGCCCAGGCCGCTGCGCTCTATGCCTCACCTTATCCGTTGGTGCATGATAGAGACAAGACGTGAACATCTGCTGCTCCTCACAATAGGTCATGATTCTGTCGATCTCGTCAAGGGTAGGCATATAGGCCTCCTTTTCATGCCTGAGTATGGGGTGTAGTTCTTATTGAGAACCCAAGGGAAGAAGTGACAGATAGGACAGATGGAGTCTCCATAACAAGAATCTGTCTCACCATTCCACTCCCTATCACACCCGCAGTATATTGCGACCTTCTTGCCATTCATCTTTCCATACTGCATAGTTTAGAACCTCCCTTCTTTATAAGCAAGGCCCTTATGCCGCAGCCACTTACTCGCCTGCCTCTTCGTCAGCGGCAAACTAACTTTGCCACAGGCAAGGACGAAGGCACTCTTCTCATCCTTCTCCGCCGCACGAAAGAACACCACGACTCTACCTTCTCGTTCCGCTCTCATCGCTTTCTCCTTTCTTCTCGTTAATGGTTGTTATAGCTGGCACAGACGAAGTCCCTTTGCTACACGCTCACTTCGTTCGCCAGCCTTTCTTCATTCTCCAAGCCCATCATATCACATCCCCGCGAACTTGTCAACCCCATAACAGCAGGGAATCATCATAACTATGGTAAATAAATTAACATAGCTCACGCCACCATAGCAAGACAACCGCTGGCCGACATTAGCCAGTAGAACGCTCCGCTAACCAACACTGTCCACGTTACGAAGAGCACTATTCCCTTTATCATCGCTACTCACCTCCCTTATCCTCTCTGCCTACGAGCATTGTAGAGAGTAGCGCTTCTGGAGAGTAGGCAGCTTTCTCTGCTGCTAGCCTATCCTTCTCCTTCTTTGCAAAGTCTCCTTCATTCACCGTCTCAACAACAGTCTCTTTCTTCCTTTTATTCTCAAGAAACTGCTCAAATGATATAGGTACAAGCCCCTGTGCCTTTATCGCAGCTGCTGCTATATCATACTCTTCTCGTTCCTTTGACAATAGTGCCCTCTTCGTAATCGCTCTTCCAAAGTCAGGCGTACCAAAGTCTGCCATAGCATTGGCCTTAACAAGGGCAGTCTGTATCTGTCTCGTTGTTCTCTTTGAGCTATCTAGATATAGCCCTATCTTCTCCATATAAGCAACAGCTTCATATACATCAGTAATTCTCTCAATTCCCTGCTCCTCATAGAGTCCAACAAGGTGCTCTACTGCCTTCCAAATAAGATCACTCTTTGACCTCAGAATATTTCCCTCAGACACATATGCACTGGCAAGAGTTGCCAGGGAGCATATACTCAAGCGGGCCTGCACATTCACAGTTGCGTCCATCTATCTTACCTCCATTTCTCTTAGCATACTCAGCTCTCGAAGAAGGTAGTCAAGTCTCTTTCTATCTGACTTTTTATTCTTCATACTCTTAGCGTACTTTATCTTATCCTCAACGTGAGCTATCTCAGTCTCTCTTCTCTTTATAATATCATCTATACAGTCTCCAGATTCTAGTAACCTCTCAACATTCTTTCTAACCATCTCATCGGACGTATCACCTATCATAGTACTCATAATTATCTCCTTTCTGCCACAACCATATCATATAACAACAAAGTTGTCAACACCTCAGTGGAGATAAAATGATTACAGGCTGTGTAGCCTAATAACAAATGAACGCACATAACCATGTAAACATGTAACATGCCAGATCAAACTCTCCCATTTGCGTCATCATGTTAGCTCTAGCTCTCCTTAGCTCTCCCTAGTTCTATCTCTTCTTTCTTTTTATTATTTTTTTTTTTAATAGTAAACATCTAGCAGAACAAAGAAGAAGAGACTCTTTTGAAAATGGCATGGGAGGGTATTTTGATCTGGTACGTTACATGTTTACACGGTTAGATACCTACATGATTACATTGTTACAAACCACATTATAGCTACGTTCCCCAGGAGCAGAGCTATATAGAGGAGGACGATCTGTTCTATTTCACTAAGCGAGTTCCAGATTCTTCTTAGCATTGGTAGTTCTCCTTTCGTTATCTATGGTAATAATATTACCAAAGTTATGATGAATGAAGTTCATGCCTCCTATGAAGGGCATGAGGTTAGTTACTGACCTTTGAGATACCTGTATATTTGGTACTTTGGAGCAATAGTTCCTTGATTCTCGTGCATTTCTTGCATTTGTTGAATATACTTTTTAACAAACCCAAGATCTTTTGAACTGTAGCAGATTGTTCCTTTATGAGGATCTATTACTAAATAATCCATTTCTTCCCTCATGCTTTCTTCATGCCCTCCACTTTGCCCTCGTTTCGTTTCGTTAGACCTTCTTCGTTACCCTCTCCTGCAGCTTCTCCAGCGCTCCTGCAGGTCCGTACTTCTTCACTAGAACTTCGATCATCTGCTCGTCACTCATAGTCGTGACTGCTCTCGTTCCTGGCTTCGGTACGAGATAGGTTGCCTCCTTCGGAATGACGCTGTCCTTCTTCCGTCGGATAGACGCTTGCCACTTGATAACGGCGGAGTCGATGACATACTCGAACATATCCTCAACCGTCAGTCCAGTCGCGTCGATCGTCAGGTTGGTCCTAACAGCATCATGCTCCGCTGTCATCCTCGTATTGACTGCTACTACCTTTTTCAGTTCCATGTTGCACCTCCAATGTTGTCAAGAAGAACGAGGGCAAGATGGAAGGCATGAACTTATTCAGTTGTCAAGGAGCGAGTTCGAGGATGTTGTGTCCTCACATTGCCATTTATTCTTGGTAGGATGTTGGCCTCATCCCTGATGTTGATTGCATCATAACACAACCAGAACCAAATGTCAAGGCCTAAATGAATAACGCCGCCCCTCGGGGAAACGCCATCCTAACCACGCGCGCAAGATAGGTTTAGATTGTATAAGTATAGAGTAAATGTGGTATTATACACATTTGTGTCATCTACGGCGTCTTCAACGCTTCGATTCTTGTGGAGATAATGGTGATGAAAACTATGGTAAATTTATTACCAAAGCGTGGGTGCTCACTATTAAGAGGAATAGGAACATGGGCGTGGTCGTCTGTGGTTCTCTGTTCAGCCTATCATTTGTGGGATTATATAGGTTGACATCTACCTCAATATATGATATGGTGAGGTGTAGGATAGTAAAGGAGACAAACGTATGGGCAGGCCAGCTTTAGGTGAGAGAAAGTACGAGATTCAGAACATCTGGGATACGCATAGGGAGATTATGCGTCTTCTCGTCGCAGGGATGCATCATGTTGATATAGCGAGGGAGCTGGGAGTAACTCCTCAGACCGTCAGCAACGTTATGAATAGTGCCATCTGCAAGAGGCAAATGAACCTTATGCGGGATGCTAGGGATATGGACGCTGTGGATGTCGCTAATCGCATTCAGGAGATCGCACCTGTTGCACTTCAGACGTTGGAAGAGCTCCTCTGCAGTAGTAACGATAATATCAAGATGAAGACGGCTACTGATCTTCTCGATCGAGCGGGGCATGCTGCTGTGAAGACAATCAGGACAGCGTCCCTCTCAGTACACCTTACGAGAGATGATATAGATGAGATTCAGAAGAGGGCGAAGGAGATAGGTCTCTGCGTCGATGCAGAGGTTGACGAGCGCGCTATGGTAAATAATTTACCACAGTTGGCAGGAGCGACAGGATGATTGTTCAGGCTGAGCATCCTAAGAAGCATTCTATAACGTCGACTGGAGATCATACTTCGACAGCCACCAGTGGGAAGATGTTGAAGGCAGACGCTAGTGGTCTACCTACTGATGCTACAAACACAGATGCACAGGTATCTGCTGCTGTGACAGCTTCACATGCTGCAGTAACTGTACATGCTCCTATTGTTCTTATTGGACAAGATGTTGAGCTAAAGAACAACGCTGGCAGCCCAGCACAAGTGACAGCCATAGACATTGGAACACTGGCTAATAGTGATACTGTTATTCCAACTAGCAAGGCTGTAACAACGGCACTTAGTACTAAGGTATCTGGTTCTTACGCCTCTGCTGCGGAAGTTATTGCAGGATTAGAATCTGCAAAAGTTGTTTCTCCACTTACTCTCGTAATTCCAAACTGGCTTACTGGTCTTTCGTTACGCAACGACACAGACACGGACCACGATATAGAAATATCTACTGGTTGGGCAATGGACTCTACCAATGTCTATGGTATGAGGCTTTCCAGTGTAATTACCAAGAGGATTGATGCTTCATGGGCAGTAGGTGATGATTCGGGAGGGTTGTTCTCTGGAAGTGTAGGAAATGCTACATGGTATCATGTATTTATAATCCGTAAGGATTCGGACGGAACAATAGACGCTGGATTTGATACCTCCGCCACGGCGGCAAATAAACCCGCGGGATATTCAAACTATCGCCGGATCGGAAGTGTACTAACAAACGGTAGTGCGAATATTATTCAGTTCTATCAAAGTGGTGATACGTTCTTATGGAACACTCCAATTATTGATGTAAATGTCGAAAATCCAGGGTCTAGTGCCGTTACAAGAACAATATCAACACCATTAGGTGTAGTATGTGAATCTATTTTATACGCGGGTGCTGTTCCGGCTAATGATGGGTCGTATTTCTACCTACTGCTCACATGTCTGTCAACTGATGATGTTATCCCCTCATTTAATAACGGAATGAATATTGGAGTTGAGCTAGCAACGGGAAGTTATGGCCCTCGTTTTATGACAACTGCTAGAGTTCTAACAAATACCAGTTCTCAGATACGGTCCAGAGTAGTTTATTCAACATATATAAATATAAAGATATTAACTGCTGGATGGGTGGACATTAGAGGTAAATAGTCAGTTGGCCCCGGCGCGAAGTGGTGCTCCTTTACATCGGCTAGAAGGAGACACGATGCTTTACTCTAGCTATAGGAATCTGTAAGGAAGTAAATAATGCCTAACACAAAGCGGATGCAGACAGGATGGATAACTGGTTTGACTCTCTACTGCGTAGTAAAGAGAGAAGCTGATGGTTATCTTCTGAACGATGCAGATGGAGCCTTTGCAGCTGCTCCAGCTGATCCTTACGTTGCTATGTCTGAGCACGCTACAGTTAAAGGCCTTTATACAAAAGATGAAGCACGAACTGCTTGGAATAATGGACTTTACACGGTTGCAGTATATAGTCAAGTTGGAGGTAGTCCTGCACCAGCTAGTGATACACTTGTTGGGATAGGAGTGCTGCCAATAGATAGTGATGCAGAGGTATCTCTTGACACATTAGGTTCTAGCCTCTCTAGTGGTGCTATGTGGGAAGAACTTCTTGCAGACCATTTAACAGCTGGAACCTTTGGGAAGTTTATCACGAACGTAAAAGGACAGTATGGTATACCTTAGTATATTTAAGTATGATACAGTTCGGCCAATTCTGCTGTGAAGGAGATGCTACGTATGGAGGAGACTAGATTACTTTGGGGGCTTACTTCTTTTCTTTGGGTAGTGAGTGTATTCTTTATAAAGAAGTGGTTTTCTGACCTAGAGAAGAAGATTGACAGAAAAGCTGAAAAGGAAACTTGTGAAAAGACACATGAAATACTAGATAAACTCGCTCATACTCATGCAACATCAGGATCGGCTGGGGAGGTAGTACATTATGAACTTAGATAAGTGTCACACAGTACTATGGAACATTTTTATCACCATAGTACTAATCTCCTTTGGAGTGGTTACTTACTGGTTATACTACCCATATAAGCCAATTATAGTCAAGTCCATTGTTATTGAGAATCCAGGTAAGATTGTTAAAGCTGGTGAGTTACTTACCTACCGTATTACTTATAACAAGAAGATGAGCATAACAGGTAAGTTGACTCGTAAGATCATTGACGGATCAAAGATTGACCTACCTGACTCAACAGCCTCTGCTCCAATAGGTCCAGATGAGGATCGTATCTCTGTTAAAGTACCTGGATATGCTGATGCTGGAAAAGAATACTATATGTGGTGGCACGTTGATTATCCTGTTAATCCTCTTAGGTCTATTCCAGTATCTGTTGAGAGTGATAGATTCGAGGTTACTAAATGACACTAGGACAGAAGCAAGAAGAATTCATCGTACTGATCGCAAAGTTGATTCTTTGGGGAGACTCTCAGGGATATAAGATGCGCCTAGGTGAGGGCTTCAATGCTGCTGGAATTGGGCATAAGCAGAACTCTAATCACTATATAAAGCTTGCTCAGGACATCTTTATCTACAAGTCAGGTGCACAGGAACAAGATGATGATGCTCATAAGAGGATGCACGATGCCTGGGATAAGATGGGTGGAGCTCCTCGTATCGAGAAGGATATGAATCACTATTCAGTAGTATGGGAAGGAAGGTGGTAAGATGGCTATCTGGGATTGGTTTATAGGGACACCTAAGGTTGTCGAAGCAGTAACTGATGCTGCTACAGCAGTGGTTAAGACAGGGACGAGTATGCTCGATAATGCCTTTTACACTGATCAAGAGAAGGCAGAGAATCAACAGAAGATGATAGGTGTATGGCTTAAGCTACAGGAGCTCCTTGCAAACGATAGTGGTGTCTCGGCGATAGCCAGGAGGGCAGTCGCCTTTCTTGTTACCTGTACATTCTGTGGCATCCTACTCTTCGCCGTAGCGATCTGGAAGTTTAACAAAGAGTGGGCACAGTTCGCTCTTGATGTTGCTACAAAGACATATCTTGGAGAGGCCTTCCTCGCGGTGATGATTTTCTTCTTTGGTATGTACGCCTTTGGGAAGTATACAAAGTGGGGAACGACAAGTGTACTACCGAAAGAAGAATGTAAGCCTGAATAACTATGGTAAATAAATTACCAAAGGGAGCAAGCGATGCCTGGTCGATATGACATAGAGATAAAGCAAGGTGAGACGTGGGTGCGAGAGGTGGTCTGGAAGGACGCAACTAAGACTGCCATCAATGTAACTAGCTACCATGCTGCACTTATGGTAAGAGATAAGGTAGAATCTACCTCTACACTCCTTAGCCTAAGCGACACAGGGACAAGTCCTGCTATTGTTGTAGGTACTACAAATGGTAAGTTTACTATTACCTTAACTGCCTCCGTGACCGCAGCTCTGACCTTTGATAAGGCAGTTTATGATCTAAAGGTAACAAGTGGTGCAGGGGTAGCTACCTTTCTTCTTGAAGGGATTATTACTCTAGATAAGGCAGTAACGAGATGATTCAGGTAGATGAGATTCCTGATACTAACTTTGTTAACTTCACCAACGGTCGAGTGAGTGAGCACTCTGTAACTGTAACTGATACGATTGATAGTAGCTATATTGTTCTAGCTCTTGACGAAACAGAGCAAAATGATATATCCTTTATGAGGTAGCTAGAGTGACTACACAGATAGTAGTAATCCAGCCAGAACAAGGACATACGCAGAACACTGATGGTTATCTAGACTATGGTGGCGCTAGTCAGGTTGCTGCGTCTACTATTAAGACCGTAATAGATGCTAAGGATACTGATGGAACGCTTGCTGCCAATAGCGATAGTAAGTACGCAACTCAGAAAGCAATCAAGACTTATGTCGATGCGGCAGTTGCACTTCGTATAGCTCTAACTTATCTTGATACAGACACAGCGCTAACAGCTAATAGCGACGTTAAGATTGCGACGCAGAAAGCGATAAAGGCTTATGTAGATGCACTGGCTGCTCTTAAGATTCCTCTTACCTACATCGACACAGATGGAACCTTGGCTGCAAATAGTGATACTAAACTGCCAAGTCAGAAAGCGGTAAAGACATATGTAGACCTTCGTATTCTTCTCAGCTATCTTGACACAGATGGAACACTGGCAGCTAACAGCAATACAAAGATAGCTACTCAGAAGGCCGTTAAGACCTATACGATGCCTCTTACGTACCTTGACACAGACGGCACCTTGGCGGCTAATAGCGACACAAAGGTGGCTAGTCAGAAAGCGACGAAGACTGCAGTTGATACAGTTGCTAAGCGATCTGTAGTTCTTCTTGCAGTTGACTACAATGTTAACTGTTGGGTAGGGGATGGAATGGTATACTTCCGTATCCCAGATATTCTTAACTCTATGAATCTTACTGCAGTTGCTGCTTGCTGTTTAGTAGCAGGTACAACAGGAACTATGGACGTTCAGATTAGAAATGTTACTAGAGTTGTAGATATGCTTACAACAAAGATAACTATCGACTCTGGTGAGCTTGATAGTTCTACTGCAGCAACTCCTGCTGTTATTGATACAAGTAATGATGATGTTTCTACAGGTGACGTTATAGCAATTGATATAGATGCTATTCATACAACAGTAGCTAAGGGGTTGATGGTTAGTTTAACTTTCTCTAAGGCATAACGATGGCACAGATACTTGCATATCCTTCTGTAAGTGGGGATGATGGAGCGACTGATGGAGATAACTTTAGTCTCTTTGTTCGTCCTCTTTTAGGAATAGATGGTTGGGGAAGGTACTATAAGTCCTTTGTTAGAGTAATCCTCCCACTGGAGAAGAATGCAGTTATTCTCTCTGCCTCTCTCTCTTTAACAGCCAAGGACACTGCAGGATCAGGACTTATAGCTTTTGATATCTACGGAAATGCTTCGGATAATGCTGTTGCTCCAGTAAATGATGTGACCTTTAATGCACTAGTGAAGACAACTGCAACTGTATCTGATTCTATTGGTGCATGGGTAACTAATACACAGTACACTTTTACAGACATATCTTCTATAGTACGGGAGATAACTACACGCACTAACTGGGCGATCAATCACGCATTTATGTTGATGCTCTATAGTAAGACACCTTATGGAGATCATCATGAGAGAAATGCTTTTGGTATTGAGGATGGAAGTAAGTATGCAGTAATAACAGTTGAATATGCTGCACCTCCCTCTATAACATCGTTTAATCCTGTAGTTGGAAGAATAGGATATCCTGTTACAATAGTAGGAACTAGCTTTATTCCTACCCCTTCTGATAATATAGTTAAGTTTAATGGAGTAGCTGCAACTGTCTTAACAGCGTCTACTACTCAGCTTACTACAACAGTTCCAGAAGGGGCAACGACAGGGAACATAACTGTACAGACAGTATATGGAACAGGAACATCCGCTGACCCATTTACTGTTCTTATTAATATTCCTAAGATAAGTATGGTGCTATAGTGGATATCGACTCTAAAGAACAGCTAAAAGAGATAATGGCTCGATGCCTTCTCTCGACAAGGACGTCTGCGAAGGTCCTCTTCGCCGATTCGTTCTATCGTGATTTTGCATCGATAACAGAGCCAGTCTTTGCTGCTCTTGATGATGACTCGATACAGAAAGTAGTAATCAAGGCTCCTCGAGGTTGGGGAAGTCTACGATTCTGAATATAGCTTATGCAGGGAAGAAGATCCTCTTCCGAGAGAAGAGATTCATAGTCCCCATCAGCAGTACCGCTACGAAGGCTGTGATGGAGAGTGAGAATCTCAAGCGAGAGCTTCTATCGAATCAGATGATTCGGAAGATCTTTGGTAGCGCAAAGACGAATACATCTAGTGGAGCTGAAGTAGGAATGGACGACTCCTTTAGCAAGGAGATGTGGGTTGCTAATGGAGAGACTCTTGTTCTTCCTCGAGGCGCAGGTCAGCAGGTTCGTGGAGTTCGTTGGGGGAACTATCGACCAGACCTCATTTTGTTGGACGACCTAGAGGACCCTGAAGCTGTCGAGAGTGAAGAGCAGAGGAAGAAGCTAAAGCAGTGGTTCTTTGCAGATGTTATGAACTCGATAGATCGAAGAGATAGTAGCTGGAAGATTGTCTTCGTTGGAACGCTACTCCATGAGAATAGCCTCTTGGCTGACTTGATAGCTGACCCTACTTGGCATAAGGTAGAGATCGACCTCTGCGATGATGCTCTACATAGTAACTGGCCAGACTTTATGTCAGATGAGGAGATTAGGAAGCTCTATGAGAGCTATCGTCTTCAGGGACTCCTCGATGTCTTTGCGCGTGAGTATAGAGGACAGCCGATAGCGAAGGAGGATGCAGTCTTCAAGCAAGAGTACTTTAAGTATTATCTAGAAAGTGACTCTAGCTTTACAGAGAAACTCGCTACCTACGAGAACATAGTAATCATCGACCCTGCGAAGACAACGAAGGTATCGTCTGACTATAGTGCTATCGTAGGGATAGGAGTAAATGTAGAACTACCAAGGATCTGCATAAGGGATATAGATGCAGACAAGATGCACCCTGAGCAGATATACGAGAGAGCCTTCGCTATGGCAGACCGTCTTGGGGCAAGGACGATTGGTTATGAAGTGACAGGGCTAAATGAGTTCATAACTTATCCTATCACTACTTATATGCTGAAGAGAGGGAAGTTCTACAACCTGGTCGAGTTAAAGGCGAGGGGAAAGAAGGAAGATCGTATCGCTATGCTGAATCCCCTTTATCGCCTTGGCTACGTATGGCATAATAAGAACGTAACACAGATCCTTGAGAGTCAGCTTATAGCGTTTCCGAAGAGTAAGAGAGATGACGTAATGGATGCTGTGGCATATATAGTAGAGATGCTGGAACTGGGTGAGCGATACTTTGCTCCAGATAATACAGAGGGAGAAAAGCCTAGCGAAGATGAGTTCGCTGACCTCGAGAAGGAATATGAACCTGCTATTAAGAACTGGAGGGCTACATAGTGCCGAATATACTTGATCCTAACCAGTCAGGGACTGGGACAATCTTAGCTGGAGATGCTAGCTATACCTATCCTAGAGGTCTCGACCTTAGGCCTGGCTCTTCCTTTCACCAAGAGCTTCTTACGAAGCTGAACCAGAGGGCAAGTGAGAGCTCACAGGAGATGAGTAAGAGGCATAAGAGCTGGAAGAAGATAGACCAGACGCTGACTGCCTATATTCCGCTAGACGAGGCAGAGGAGAAGGTGAAGGAGAATGATGAGAGGAAGCCAGTCTCTATCGTTATTCCTTATAGCTTCGCAACGCTGGAGACGCTCCTGACCTACTTGGTTGCTAGCTTTCTTGACTATCCTATCTTCAAGTACGAAGGGATGAGTCCTGAGGATAAGTTTGGTGCTATTCTTCTGGAGAAGGTTATAGAGGTGCAGAGTCGAAGGGCAAAGATGGCCCTCTCCTTGCACACAACCTTCAGGGATGCTTGGGCCTATGGGATAGGGACTAGTGCTCCTTATTGGGATAAGGTCTATGGTCGGAGAACAAGAGTTGTCCCTGCAGGATTTCTCTCTGCCATCTTCGGAAAGTGGATTCCGACAGGACAGAAGAAGCAGAGTGAAGATGTTGTTCTTTATGAAGGGAACTTCTTGAAGAATATAGATCCCTATCTGCTTCTCCTCGATCCTAACGTACCTGTCCAGGACGTGCAGAAGGGTGAGTTCGTTGGGTGGATAGACTCGACAAACTACATGAAGATCATGGAGCATGAGCAGAAGGATAAGAGTTACTTCAATGGAAAGTACCTGCAGGGGACAAGAGGTAGTAATGGGAAGAGCCAATATAATAAGGCATCGAATAGCGGAAGGGATAGTAACTATAACATGAATAGTACGGGAGAGAGTCCTATGTCGACATCTCCTGTTGATCAGGTCTACCTGTACATAAACTTGATTCCCAAGGAGTGGAAGCTGGGGACGAGTGAGTATCCTGAGAAGTGGCTCTTCTGTGTGGCTGCTGATAAGTATATCCGATGTGCTAAGCCACTTGGGCTAGATCATAATATGTTCCCCTTGGTAACGTGTAGTCCTGACTTTGATGGCTACAGCGTTACGCCGCTTAGTAGACTGGAAATGATCTCTGGCCTGCAGGGAACGTTGGACTGGTTGGTGAACTCACACATAGCTAACGTCCGAAAGAGCATCAACGATATGCTCGTGGTTGATCCTAGTTTAGTAAACATAAACGACCTGCTCGATCCTGCACCAGGGAAACTGATCAGAATGAGAAGGGCTGCTTGGGGGAGAGGAGTAGAGAATGCGGTCAAACAACTTGCAGTTACGGACATTACGAGGAGTCACATCCAGGACTCTGCCTACATTACTGAACTTATTAAAACTTGCAGTGGCTCTGTTGATAGTGTTATGGGCTTGGCTAGAAGTGGTTCGGAGCGTGTGAGTGCAGCCGAGGCACAGGGGACGAGACAGAGTGCCCTCTCGAGACTGGCTAAGGCTGCCCGTGTAGTGTCGCTTCAGACAATGGGAGACCTTGGATATATGCTCGCTAGCCACACTCAGCAGCTTATGTCGCAGAGCCTCTACGTCAGTATGACTGGGCGATGGGAAGATGATATTCGCCAAGAATATGGAGACATCCAGAAGAAGATGGTGAATCCCTTCGATATTGTAGTGGACTATGATGTTATTGAGGGAGATGGTTCGGTTCCTGGAGATGGTGACCTTAATACGATGGTTCAGATGTTTCAGACAATAGCGAGTCAACCTATGCTAGCAGCCAGCTTCGACATTCCGAGGATCTTTCAGAGGATCGCAAGGATGGCTGGCGTAAAGGATATCAATGACTTTAAGAAGAAAATGCCTCAGGTGAATGCAGCGGTAGCTCCAGATGCTACGGTACAGGCTGAGGCTCAGAAGGGGAACCTAGTTCCTATTGCGTAAGGAGGAGTTATGGCACTGGAGTTTGCCAAGAGAGAGTTAGAAGAGTTCGTTGAGAGTAGGATCTGGAGGAGACTTATCGCAGATGCTCTTGAGGAAAGTGGCGCTAATCAGCAGTTACTAGAGACGAGTGATCCACTTACAGAGGCGACAGTGATAAGTCGAGCACAAGGGTTCCTTCATGGACTGACATGGTTTATAGATCATCCTGCAGTTCTGTTGGAAGAGATAGACTATACAAGGAAGACTGAGAAGAAAACAGAAGAGGAGAGCGAAGATGGAAATAGAAGATAAGAAGTTGGAAGATGATGTCGCTACGTTAATGGGAGGAGATCCTCCGAAAGCTGAACCGCCTGCATCTCCTGAGCCGCCTGCAGCTACGC